TGAGCACCTAATCCATATCTAGAAGATGTTAAAAGATCATATAAACACCAAGCAGGATCATTTGTATATTGTGCAGCACCTAATGTCCCATTAAAAGTACCAGTATAAGACAAGCTGCCATCTGCCCTTACCGTTGCATTATGAGGAATTTTTACTTTTATACCTTTAACTAGATATTTTCTTGTAGGGATAGAACTAAACTGTTCAGCATCAACCTTCAACCCTACTAATGCACTATTAGGATATGTCCTTTGATCATATTTTATTTCTACATAGTTAGGAAAATGAAAGGCATCACTTAGTTTTGCTGAAGTACTGTCCTCAGTAATTCTAGTAACTTTTATGTTGACAGGAAAAGCACCATCTAAATTGATTAAATACTCTCTAAGGTAAACATCAGGAGTTCTACCTGTGATTGTTCCTGCATTACCAGACACGACAGTTGAATAAGATCCTCCAGAATATTGGACAGCAATTTCTAATTGAATTGACGAACCAAAGATATCTCCCTCATCACTAATTTTTTGTAAAGCAGGGACAGTAATTGTTAATGCAACTGCATCAACATCTGAATCTGTGATTTGTATAATCTTCGGTGTTGCTTGAGGAACATCAGCAAAACCTGTACTTTTTGTTGTTGAAATGTTTCTAGTAATAGGAATTACTGTCTGGTTAGATGTTCCATTTCTTGTTTCATAACTAACATCTTTAAAATTGAAAGTACCATCAGCAGCTTGTAATGGTGTGTTATTTAAAAATATAGATTTCGCTCCATCAACTAATCCTCCTATTTCTCCTTCGCCTATTAAATCAAGAACTCTAGCAAAACTTTTAGAGTCTAAATTATCTTTAGCCTCGGTAGGTGTCTTATTCCTATTCCCACCTCCTTTATTGTCACCACCTGAACCTATAATTTTACTCATACTTCTACCTGCTCAGTCTCAATACCAGCCGATACCACAATAGAACCAGTTAATGTAGTTCCGTAAATGACAGGAACAGCTACACCAGCACGACTTGTATTTTGTATACCACTAAAATTAAAAGATAATCGAGGATCTTGTTCTCTTTCTGGGATCGTTTGTACAGGAGTAAGCATTTGTGCAACACCAGAAAAAGCTAAAGCAAGTCCAATATTTCCTATTGTTGCTTGAAACATACTATATCCTTCTACTGCTTTAAATCCTCCCCACCCTAATTGAGCACCAGGAAACAAAAATGCAGCACCAATGAAAAATGCTCCCCATAAAAATCTCCTAACTCCTCTTCCTGCACCTCCAACAACAGGGATAATTTTTAAATCTTCCTGTCCATTAGGATAATGTAATTCATCTTCCCCTATCTCCCAATCCCCAACTGCAACTTTGTACTGTCTATCAGCCATATGAGCTTCTAGTTGGGGAAAATTAACGACTAAAAACCTAATAGCCTGTGCAGCACTACTTACTTCAGCTTCAAAAGTCTTTTGACCTAGAAACTTTGCTAATTCTCCGTACAGCTTAATTTTACGCAGCATAACGAATCCTCTTACCTGTACATTTTAGCAACCATTCGTCTAATAAATCACGACTTGATAATCTATTTTCTAAATGGTGTAAAACGATTTGTTCTCCTAAGTAAACACCAATATGATTTAATCCGCTACTACAAATTGACATTAATAATAAATCACCTCTTTCTAAATCTTCTTCTTGTGTTAATTCTCTAAATCCTGTCTTTGCAAAACAACTTGAAAACATTGGATTCTTCATAAAATCATCTGGATCGTTAGGTCTGATCCAGTCTATAAGTTCTATTCCTAATTCTTCTTTATACCAATCTCTACATAGACTCCAACAATCAGTTACACCCCAAACCCATTGCCTACCAATTAAAGGTGCTTTATATCCACAAGGTTCACAATAACCCCATTGTTTTAAATTAGGCTGAACAATCCACCACTTAACACCAGACTTTTCACAGGAAACTTTATCCGCTTCACTTGGTTGAGGACTTGTAACAGGATGACTATGGACAACAGCACTTATTTCTCCATATTTATCTTCAGCATTAGCCCAATCATCTGGGTCTAAAATAAATTGATCTTTAGGATCTACAGCTAAATTCTTACAAGGGATATACTTTTCTTTACCCTTAACAACAACTAAAAGACCACAAGATTCTCTAGGATCTTCCTTTATTGCGTGTTCAAGTGCTTTATCTTTCCACATCATGAATAAAACGAACCAACACCAGGAAAATCAGCAGGTAAAACTTGACGTTTTGGCAATCTCACTCCTTGAAGATCAAAACTTGCTGTAAGTTCAAATTGTACAACATCTCTTGTTTCCATAGTTTTACGATCAATAAAATACACTTCATTAGGAAATGTAGCTGTAGGATCAGGTGTCCCATGAGGATTATCACTAAGTTCCTGACTAATTAAACTACCATCTTCCTCTAGTATCGCACTTCCATCTTCTAATAAAATATCTCCAATATCAAAATTTATATGATCTATATACCTTTCTAGTGTTCTAATTCTTGTAACTTTTGCTCCTTCTAATCCTTGAGGTAGAGTTAAAAGTAGTGTTGTAATAGTTCCTAAAATATTAGATACAGCTAATTTTGGTCTTGGAAGTTGTTTCCCATTAAATTCAAAACCACTAGCTTCTATTGGCATCCTTGTATATTCGATATTATCAAAAATCAGATTGCCATTATTATTCTCACTTACTCCATTATGAAAATAATAAATTGTATTTGCACCATGAATTGCGGAATCTAGCTGTAGTTGAAAAAGCTCAACAATATTACTAGGATTTATCTTCTGTAGTTCTGATACAGGGGTAGCCATTAGGGTTCAAATACCTGTTGAAATGTCATATTTAATGTAGCTCTATTTTTATAAGGTATTGTTTTAGTCCAACCTGGGCAAACCCATTTATAAGCAGTAGAACTATCAAGAGGAGTCCAATCAAAAGAAGCACCATCATCTGCTCTCGCTTCAAGAAAGGCTTCTATTGTATCTGAATCTGTTTCTGAAACATTAAAAGTTAACGACCAAACAGAAGGTCTTGTATTCAACCCAAATCTAATTCGATGCTGGTAGCCATCTAGAAATTGAGAGACATTAACTCTTGGCTGCGTAGTCTTACGAGCCTGATAGATTGGTTTGATAGAAGGGAAAGTAGCCATTATGAAAGTAAACCTCCTGGTCTTTTTTCTTTAAGAAGTTCTGATTGAATTGCTGCTGCTACTAATCTACCTAATTCTTCCCCATTTGATTCACTACCTTGAACAGAAGTTCCAGAAGCATCTATATTTACTGAAATATTTGTTGAACCACCCCCCAGACCACCTAATTCGTGATTCGGAATAACTGTGCCTGTATTTTTTGGAGTAAATATTTCAGGGCCACGTTCTCCAACAAGATATGATTGACCTGATCTAGCAGTTCCACCATCAGCCAATCCATAATTAGGTCCAGCAGTACCTTTGCCTGTCTTTGAATCCCAATAACCATCCCCTCCCATAAATTTATCACTACCAATGCCACCCCCGAAAAGTTTTAATAAGCCAATTGCAAATTGATTTGCCATCATTTTTGCAACCATATCCAAATAATGATCCGCTATACGCATAAACATATTTCTAAATGCGTCTTGAATAGAGAGTGTTCCTTTTATAATCCCCTTAAATGAATCTTCAAACGAACTACTAATTGTCTCTGATAATAATGTTATACGATTTATTGGATCAGCTAAAGCTTCTAATTCATCTTTTACCATCGCAATATTTCTTGTAAGTTTTTCTCCTAATGCTCTTTCAAAAGCTAAATCTAACTGTCGAACCCCCTCTGTTCTTTCTTTAATTTTCTGTAAGCTATCAACTCTTTCATCTCTTATTTTTTCTGGTGTTACAACTTTTCCAGGTAGATTAAATGATCCAACCATACCACCTGGATTATTTGCAACATTACTAAAAAATCTATCCCAAAAACTAACTTTATCTCTACCACCAATTTGTTTTGTTTTTGTAGATTCAATAATCGCTTCTTGTAATTTCTTTTGAACTTTTAAACTACCTTCAGTTCTTAACGCTTTTCTTAATTGATCTGCCTTTGCTATACCTATTTTATCTTCAGCTGTTTTTATATCATCTAATAATTGAACATTTGTTTTTAAACCTTTCACTAAATCAAAAGTTGCTTCATCACCAAATGTAATTAATAAAGATTTTCTAATATTTGCATCAAAAGCTGCAAAACTTTGTGCGGCTTTCAATGCTTCTTCTTTTGATACATTTAATTGTCTACCTAATTCATTTATACCCCTTGAGGTAAAGAACGAACTACCACCTGCTGCTTTAATAGAAGCATTTAATTTATCTACTGATTTTTGAAACTCAATAGTTTCCTGTATTCTTTGAGCTATTGCAGTACCAGCTATAGATAAACCAAACCCAAATGGGCCACCTAAAGCTCCACCTATAGCACCACCAATACCACCACCAGCAGCACCTAAAGCACCTTGCCCAAATAACAGAGGGAAACCTCCACCAATTAAAGCACTACTCATTCCACCAGAGATCCTACCTGCTCTACCTCTCGAACTAGCAAACATTCCTCTAGGATTTGCACCTGTACCAATACCTAAACGACCAAGAGGGCCAGGTCTTACAGGCCCAATAGGTTGTTGATACTGTTGATTCCCAAACGTCATTATTGCTTGTGCTTGATTCTGAGCAACTATTGTACTTATTTTTTTTGTGTCAGCTTGTATTTTCTTTGCGTGTTTATTAAATTCCTTAAAACCACCACCTAATTTTGCACGATTAGAACCAGCAGCAACTATCTCTCTAATTTCTTGTGATCTTGCTATATTTGCCTGTACTCTACCTGTAAATGCAGAAGTAGCCTGACCTGGGCCTATTGGACCAGAATACATAGTTCCAGGCTTTATACCTTTTTCTGCTAACTTCTGATTCTTCATTTCAAGAGTAACTTGTTGTAAAAGTCTTACTCTTTTTTCATATCCAATATTTAATTGTTCATTAGCCCTTACAAGATTTCTTGCTGCATCGGCAGCCTGTGGAGTACCTAAAGTTGATTTATTAAAAGCTACATTAGCTTTATTAACCATCATGGTTAAATCATTAAAACTTTGAGTTACAGGTCTTATATGTTTTGGGCTTAATGAAGCAAATCTTTGTATGTTTTTATTTACTGCGTTAATTCTTTCTTGAGTTTTATCTAAAACTTTATTGAAATTGGTTAATTGCCCTGCTTTTACCTTTACACCAATATCAACATTATAATTAGCCACTTGCTATAAAAAACTAAAACATTTCTCCTATATTACCTTGTTTTGCCTTTTAAAGCACTAGATCTTTGTGCTTGTTCTCTTTGTCTTTCATATTCTTCATTTTCAAGCTCTGCATAAGCAGCCCAACCTATCATTTCTTCAACTGTAAGAGTCTGACATAACTCAGCAACAGTCTTATGTAACTGTTTTGCTAACGAATAAATAAATTTCCAATCGTTATTAGCTTTTTAAATCGGCTTTAGCCTGTTTAACCTCCTTATCAGCACCAGCTTGAACCATTGCAAGTTGAATTTCTTCTAAAACAGAGGCTTCTATTTCTCTTCTTAAAGATGCTTTATCTCCATCCTGAAATAATCTTCCACCATCTTTATCTAAAGATTTCTCAATCATCATCTGTAGTGCATAATCATTCATATCTTCAGAACTGCTTTTTTTCTGTATTGCCTCTCTTTCAGCAATAGTTAAAGGATGCCAATAAACAGTAAGAATAATCTCATCATTGTGTTTTACATCATGCTTATAAAGTTGAGAAACACCAAATCTGTTCTTTAAAAGGTCAACGGCTCTAGTCATGTTATTGTATAGCTATTATTAGTATACTAGGCATTTGCCGTAAATTGGCAAGATATTAAGCCGAGAAAATGTGAAGAATCATCTAATTCAATAGGAGCAGGGCCGACAATATCTAAAACTCTAGGAGAACAACTAAACGTATCACTATAATTAGAAGCATTAACAGAAGTAAGCCCATCAATAACAGCTTCGCCTATTGAAGCCAAAGTTGCACTACCTTTACCTCTTGGGACATAAATCTTGCATTGTATAACACCAGAATAGAAATCTTGTGATGCTCCCTGAGTTTGAGCCGTTGCCTGTCCAAAATCAACAGACATAAGAATATATTTTTTAGTTTTTCCAGGTGTTTTATAAACCATATTGTCATAAACCATTTCAACAGTATTATCTGCTGCTGCTACTGCATCTTTTACTGCTTTTTCAAAAGCTGCTCTTGTGTTAACTAAAGTCATGGGGTTTCGTAATCAACAAATACTGATTTAGGATCTGCAAATTGACCGATACCACTTCCTGTAAATCTGACATTTGGATTTTCTGCACTTCCTCTAACTCCTGTACCAAATGTAGCAACACCAAGTTTTGGTCTTTTATCTGTAAATATTTGGTCTATTTTCTCACGAAGTTTACTTTGAACATATACAGGAATTTGACTTCTTGGAGAACCTAAAGCTCTAGCTGCATATTGTGAGGTATTACCAATAAATACTTTAGAAAAAGGTTTGAAATTTGGTATTTCATTAATAAATCTAGGTTCAACTCTTGCTTGAGGTGATCTAGCACCTCTTCTTGTAGGTTTAATATTACTCCAAGGTGCAACTGTTTCTCTTGGTTCATTGGGATTAGGTCTTTGCGTACCAGCAGTCCAACTCGAAGCAAAAAATCCAGTATCAACAGGACTATATTCCTTTGCTGACTGATTCGATAAATCGGATATAACTGCTCTAACAAACAAATTAAGATCTCTCTCTAAATTACCAGTAAGATCTCTCTCTATGTTTTCAATACCTCTACTTTTAACCATCAGAACCTCACCAATAATGTAAACAGATAAGTCTGTCCACCTTGTCTTGTATCTATATTAACTATCTGTCCTGCCCTTGT